CAAACAAGGCGCCCGGATTCTGTCCGAGCGCCATAATTCAACCTCCAATAAAATGGTCCGGGAGCATGGGAATTGAACCCACGAACCTCGAAGCCCCAAGCCTCGCGCTGAACCCTTCAGCTTCTCCCGGATATAACTTCATTGTAATCATAATAGCGACATTTGTAAACGGTCAGCAATGATTTTTGCAGGCTCCCACTCCACGACTTCTATTCCGTTCTCATTAAACCACTCAGCCGTGACGTGTCTGTGGCACTCCTGAGCATCTTTCTCGTAGCACATAAGAGCAACAGCCTCTGCCTTCCTCCCGTCCCATATCGCCTTCGCAATTTCCTCGGGATCAAGACTTTCAAGCATTTCGCGGTAACTTATCCAGAACCGTTCTAGTGGCAGCTGCATCATTGGCCACGTCGGTGCGAGTCTGTCCTCCGCCCTTCCGTTGAACCATTTTGGCTTTCCATGACAAATCGCCACAGGCTCCACGCCCTCCTTGGCGAGCTTCTTAGCGTTCCCCCAATATGATGTGTAAATTCTCATAACCCTGCCTTCATGTTTGTGATTAGTTGATGTCTTAATTATAGCAGAATAGCTGGCTCATGCACTATTTTTTAGCGCACTGACCAGCCATTTTGTTAGACTTTTGTTTCTCGTTTAGATAAGACCCCACTCCGCAAATTTCTCGAAGCCACCCTTCTCACCGATGAACTCACGAGCAGTCTCTACAATCTCTGTGTATGGAATACCGTTTACTTTGGCGTCTCCGATTGCGCAAGAATACTCGACTGGATGGCCAAGCTCCTGAGCCTTAAGAAATGCGTAAATATTCACGCTTACGTCTGCCTTGCTGAGGTCTTTGCCGTGCAAACCGCCACCAGTCACGGCGTCTCCCATATCAGAGCCGAGCTTACGATTAGTTGCGCCGGAGTCAACATTCGTTCCGCCAGTCCAGTCTCCAAGTGGATTTACCCTAGCAACATAACCATCAATAGTTAAAATGCTGCTCTCACCCGCGTTGCTCTGGCAAACAATAAGACTGTTACCATCGATTATGTACTTACCGTCTGTTCCATATTGCTTATAGATTCGTTGTGCGATATTTCTGAGGTCTCGCTGCTCGTTCGTTACTGGGCATCCACGGAATACGCCATTATCGCCACACTTGAATCCCTCGCTCTGATTATCCGCGAGGTGTGAATCCTGTGGGAATTGCCTGAGTCTCACATACAATGCGTTTGATGACTTTTCGCCGGTAATTCTGCGCACCGCTGACTCCACAGCGCGTTCATCCAACATTACAGACGTCTCGGCGATGATATTACACTCGCCGTGACCGATAAGAACCTCCACCGCGATTTTTGGGTCTTTCTCCTGCGCGTAAGCCATGTCAACGATTGCTCCCGCGATTCTGTCCGCTACTTTGTCTGGGTGTCCTGGGTTAACTTTCTCGAACATTAAAACCTTCTTTCGCTCTCGATAATCTTCTTGAGCTGCATTAGCTCGCTCCTCATTATATCAACGGATCGTAAAATTTCTGATACGGTATGACCCTCGCCACGTTTCTCCGACCACGTAGAGCCATGACTTCGCACCCACTCTTCGTGTGCTTCGGTCTGTTCAAACAATCTCTCGGCCATGTCGTGAATCATACGCGCTCTATCTGTGTTTCTCATTTCTCCTCCTTGCTGTCTGCTTCGATTTCTTTCTTAAAATCTGCCCTGAACTTATCAAACAGTTGATTTGTTAGAACCATACCCTCGTCAATACCATTCCATGTGTTACCGTTTGGCCCCATGTCTCCACCGTGCTCGATGAGGTCATAAGCGAAGCGGTCTACAGCATCACCATTCTTAAGCGCCCCAACCCATACTAGCCACTTTAGGTCGTGTTCGTACATCGGTTCTATAAGGTCGGCTAGGCAAGCGAACAGCTCGCCGTACCGGCGCTTGCGCACATCTCCAAACACAGCTTTCATGACGTACCAAATTGGGTTAGCGTCTCCGAAATCGAAGCCGTCCGCATACTGTCTCAGCCTTGCCGCTACTTTACGGCGCTCCTCAGGTGTAATGCTACTCATCGTTATCACTCAAACGCTCTAGCTCGCCACAGATTGCCAATAGCTCATCGTAAAATTTGCCAGTCCTGGAGTCATCAAGGGCATCTACAACATCGGTGTTCTCTAATACATCCCTAACACGCTCGGCAAGTGATTCGATTGTTGCAGGCTGTTTGTGCGTAAGTTCATAAGGTAGAAACTTAGTAGACTTACCGTCTAAAAAAGTGTCAATAAGAACGCCGTTACTATTAAATTTAATACCATTTACCACCCATTCACTGCCATAATCGTCAAATACCGTATCTCCAATATGGATAACTTCGCCGTCTTTATCCAGCGGTAACTCAATCATGTTAGACGTGTCACAGAGGTCAAGAATGATTTTTTTAAGTTCGTCAACATCTTCATCAAGCGTAATTTTTGTAGTCGTATTGTGTCCTGTCACGGCTCTATAAAAGCTGTAATATTCTGTATCGCCACAGTAGTTCAGCCTCTTAGCGATTGCCTTACGTTCCTCTTTAGTTAGCATTATTCATCAACTCCTTGTAATGGTAACAAAACTCACACGCTGAACAGTAATTGAGGCATTTGCTATCCTCGCCCTTTCGGTGTTCAACGTAGAACCCTTTACCCTCTTGCTCAACTCTAGCGTTAGCCTCTTCCTCGCTGTCATAGAGTTTTACGGCTGTCTTACGCCCCTCTTTCATAACGGCGTACTTATCGGGCTTATGCCAACGCTCAACGTCTGAACAAAGAGGCAAATCATCATCGCTCAATTTCTCAGCTTTCTCAATCTCTGCAAACTTAGCTTTGAGCCAACGCTCGAACTCTTCTAGGTCTTTGTCGGTGAAGTTCCAGCCGATACGCTGCACGGGGTGTTGCGGGTATGTATGGTCTGTCTTTGCCTTAGTCTTAGAGTGGTCTTTGAGCATTCCCACGATTTCACCACGGCGGGCGTTAAAACCAATCTTACGTAACAACCAAACATACGCTAGGCATTGAGTGCGCCAATCATCAAACTCTTTATAGATGAATTTCCACACGGTAGCGGTTTTGTAGTCTGTGACTGTACCCGTTGCGTCATCGTACAAATCAAAGATACCGCTCAACTCATAGCCATTCTGAACCTCTACAGAAAGCCAATTCTCTTTCAGTTGGTCGGCTGTTTCCTCGGATTGCTCCAAAATCTTATGTACCGCTGAACCGAAGATTGCCCATACCATTTCTGAAACGTCTGTCTCGATTTCCTCGGAGTGTCGGCGCTGTAAAATTGCCTCTCTCGTACCCTTTAGAACAGACGTTACACTATAGCGTTTATCGGTATATTGATAATCGCTAGTAGCTGCGTCTACGAACGGCTGAGGTAGGTTTAGTTCGTTAGTTAGTTTCATTGTTATCCTCCTATAACGGTTACCCGTATAAAACTTTCGTTCCTTGTACGTGGTAGCTTTGTTACGTTCAGACTTACTACCTGCCTATCATCTTCATAAGCTACCCCGTTTAATGCGTCTAAAATCGCTTTTGCCACGTTGTCTATATCGGGCTTAGACGTGTCTAATTCTGCTAGTAAGCGTTTAGGACGGCTCTTTGGTAGTTCCCTGTGAATGAAGATTGATACACTCACCGCCCCTCTGAACTTCTTACCGCCCGCCTCTGTGTATGCCTTAGCTATGGAGCGTTCATACTTCATATAGCTAGCGGGTGTGTACGCCCTGCCATAGCCCCCACGGCTAGAAAACCTAGGGCGGGGCTTACCCCGTACCTCGCCCCGTACAACAAACGATTGAAACATTACAGGTCGTTTAGTTCTTGCATACTGTCATGTACGCTACCCGCTGCCTTTGCTAGACGCTTGATATTCTCCTCAAACCTAGCAACAAGAAAAGCGCCAACCTCATCATCATTACACTCACTAATAAGCGACCAATTTACAACGACTTTTAGCCCTACTGTGACTAACGCCTCTAGCTGCTCTCGCTCAATTTTGATAACGTCTTTCTCCATGTTTCTATCCTTTCTTTAGCGCCCCGCCACCCTTTGCAGCGGGGCTACTTTGTTGATACCTACTATAGGGGCTTTGTTGCGTGTTGTCAACAACAAATAGCGTTCACAATTCCTACACAATTACACCCTAGAACGGAATATCAGCGTCATACATATCTGTGTTATCGCTGATATCTGCCTGTGTCTGATACTGAACGGGCTTATCCTGCTTAGTAGACATAAAGGTAATAACGTCTACAATCACCTCCACTTTTGAGCGCTTTTGACCCTCTTTAGTTTCCCATGTTGACTGTGTTAGCCTACCAGTTACGCAAACCTTAGTACCCTTTGCGAGGTAGTCGGTAATGCTCTCTGCCCTTGCGCCGAAAATATTGCAATCAAAAAAGTTTGGTACATCTTCCCATTGTCCAGTTGTTGAGTTCTTGCGGCTGTCATTGACCGCAATACCAAAGGAACAAACGCCCGTGCCTTTGGTTGTAAAACGCAATTCTGCGTCTCTAGTAAGGTTACCGCTCAAACAAACTGTGTTAATGCCTCTCATGTTTACGCCTCTTTCTGTACCTTAGTTAGCCAACTTGTAACAATTCCAACCGCTGCCACTCTCTGATTGTCTGTGTACTCAATCTGTTCAGCGGTTACGCCTAACTTTTTCATTGCAGGCGTGATATTTAACGCCTTGATAACATCGTCTACTGTTTTACCTCTCAGATTTGCGAACTCTAAAACCTTATTTTGGAGTGTTTCCTCTGTAACGCTCTCAGCGGCTTTCTGCGGTGCGGTTTGCTGTGTCCTGCGTGTAGTAGTCGTTCGTGTTGCTGTTCGTGCCTTAGGGGCTGTCTCAGCGGGTCGATTATCCAGTGCGTCTACCTCTTCCCCGCTGTCTACCGCAAATAGACCACAAATAGCGTATTTTCTCGCATAGGAACTAGCTAGACCGCTAATTTGTGCGGCGTCCATGCCTTTCTTTTCATTCTCTTCACGGGCGTACGCTACAGAGGTTACTGTTTCCTCGCAACCGTCAACGTAAAACGTTACTGTTGTCTGTGTGTAGTAGCGCTCACCAATAAGTACAACGCTATCAGTCATGTAATAACCGCATTTGTATTTCTTGCATAGCGGCTTGAGCGCTGCGTTGATACTCTCTAGGTTTCTAAACTTGTATTTACCGAATGCGTTGTACTGGTCTTTTGGTACGTTCAATTCCTCTCTGACATCGCTTAGAACTGAATAAACTTTTGACATAGTGCCACCTTTCAACGGTATGTATAACCCCCCCACCGCCCTTTGCGAGGGGGTATATTGACTAATTACTCTTTAACAAGGTAGATAGTTTCGGCGCTTTTTTGCCTCATATTATATTTTGCCATTTGATTATCTCTGAGTAGGTAGTCTGGTGCAGCAAAACCTACGCACTTTAGATAATCTACCAACTCCATTTTTGTTTTGAAAGACTTGCCAAGGTAAACACGCTCAACCTCGTTAGTAAATAGGTTCTTTGCGTTGTAGTAAGCTGTCCACTTCATTTTTAATTCCTCTCGGTCGTGTCGGGAACTCTCTTTGTTTCCCTTTGTTGAGTATTACTATATGCCTTATGTTGCTCTCTGTCAACAACAATTTTATAGAAATTTCCCTACATATTTTCTACACAAAAATACCCCGCTAGCCTCGTTAACTAGCGGGGTTATGCACGGCGGAGGAGTAGACCGTGTAGAAACAGTATACACTAATTCAGCTTAGTGATTGCGCCTGTTTCGTTGGTTGATACGCTGAGTGTGCCGCTCTTAACTGTACCGTCTGTATCTAAGGCATAAGCTAGCCCGTCATGGACTACAACGGAGCTTTTCTGAATACGCCCTGTAGCGTCTGTGATATAGGTTTTACCGTCTACCTCAAACTTACCTACTGCCATAGTGCCACGTGGAGCGTTGCCGTCATCATGGAGGTAATACATTGAACCGTTTACCTCGACAAAGCCCGTTTCCATAGCACACTGTCGATTGTCGGCGGTTTCACGCATATAGCACCAATACGCACCGTAACGTACCCAGCCCGTAGCTGCGTAACCGTTAGCGTCAAAGTAGTACCATTCACCGTCAATAAGCTGCCATGTATCAGCGTACCAGTCGTTTGGAGCGGTAGCGTACCACCAACCTACAGAATTACGTACCCAGTGAGGTGTAAAGCCTGTAGCTGCTTTGTCACCCTCTGCAAGCCTTACCCAGCCCGCACTATCCAGTTGAGCAACGTTTAGGTCAATGTTACCGTTGGCGCTTGAATACTGCCAAATTGTCCAGTCAGACCATGCGCCCGTATTGTAAATCATCTGTGGCAATTCCCAGCTAAAGCGGTTATCGGGGTAACCAGCTATCCATAGGGCGGAAACATCGGCGCATGACGCAACCTGTGACCTACCAGCGGGGTACGTGTAAACAAGCGGGTAAATACCCGTTAGAGCGTGTACACGGTCTACAAACTGCCTACACCACGTTGTAGAACCCCATGCGTCATTGTCTCCATTTTCCCAGTCAAGGCATAAAATTGCCTGTCCTACATAGTCCTTAACGCATGAAACGAAAGCGTCTGCCTCTGCTACAGGTGAACCACCCTCAGCGTAATGATAAACGCCGATTAGTTTACCGTCTGCCTTAGCACGTTCCAGCTGTCTAACCATATGCGAATTAAGCGGTCTAGTACCCTGCGTTGCCTTAGCAATGACAAAATCAGACCCGCTATACGCGGTCTCCACGTACCCGCTAGAGTACGTGGAGAAGCAAGGCTGATAACCGCTAACGTCAATACCCCTTAACATTACATAACCTCACTAGAGGGCTTAGCGCTAGGCTGTGTGTAAGTCATTGCACGGTCACTATCAGAGAAACCCGCTGTAGTTGGGTCGTTGACAATTCCAAGAATGGCAAGGACTGCAAACAGAGCGTTTACGGCTGCGAGGGCTTGATTAGTAACGCCCTCAATCTCGATTTTATAGCCGAAAATACCAGCTACAACCTGTACAAGAATAAGCAGGGCGGGAATAAGAGCAAGCCAAAAAGCCTTGTTCTTCATGCGTACTTTAAGATTAACCATAGTTTAATTCTCCAGTTTCTCGATACGATTGCCTAAGTTTCTTACGTCTGTCTTGACCTCTGTGAGGTCGGTCTGAACTTTTTTTGAAACGTCATCAGCCCTACGCGCAATAATACCTACAACTGCCAACTCTGAGGTATGTTTACCCACTGTAGAAACTACTTCAGCTAGTGACTGTTGGTAGCTGCTCATTTGCTCACTCATAACCTGTTGACGGGTTTCTAGGCGTGTTAACGTGTTTGTAATGGTATTTTTCCATTCCTCTTCACGCTGCCTTTGCTCTTTGCCTCGACCCTGTATAGTCGAAATAGAAACCATGCAACCCAAGAATGAAGATACTAGACCAATTACAAAAATTAGCATATCACCCGTGATGTTACCGTGCATTATTCACCGCCTTAGAATAGATATACGAATATAGCCCGTCTGTCATTTCCATTATAGGCTTTACTCCATGCTCTGAGGTAGCAGCGGAATAATTCCAGTAGCGTAACCACTAGACCAGTTATACAAGTAAATATGACCGTCATTACCGTTAGCCGAACCAACCCAAATTTTAGCGGTATTGTTGCCTGTCTGTGTTCCCATAGGGTGATAGCCCTCGATTGCTGGTAATAAGTCTTTAGATAGTTGCGCCGTTGTTGTACGTGTAGCGTAACCAGCTGCAAGGTAACAATCAAGGTATAACATTCCACCACGCAAAGCATAGCGAACACGACATGCGCCGTCGTCTTGTAGTGTTATCCATGGCGTGAACTTGAGCAGCTTTACCAGCTGTTCAAACGTAATATCAACCTTGCTAGCGCCGTTGTTGACCGATACACTCATACCCTCAACGTTTGCGCCGATTGCGGTAGTGTTCATTCTGTCATCGCTTGAAAGGCGGGCGCTCATAGCCTTAGCCTCTACGCCAAATCTCTCTGTTGGTCTTAATAGCAAATCTGCACACGTTAAAAGCGTTGACCGTATATCGTCTCTACCGTTACTATAGCCCGCTACGATATTGAGCGCTGTACCGCCTAGCGTAACCATTCCAGCGTCAAAGGACGCCATTTGCGTTTTACCGTTCAGCAACTTCATACCTTGACGGTCGATAGTTGTATGTATGCCTGTTTTACTGCCTACGTGAGCGCCCTCGCTATCGTGTGAGAATGTATTAGCCATATCGTCTAACGCCTCTTTTGCTGTCGTTGCTGTAGCTTTAGCCTCTTTAGCCTCTTTTGCTGCCTGTTCGGCTAGGGCTTTGAGACGGTCAATATCAGCGCTGCCACCGCTGCCACCGCCTAGAACCTCGACCATAACGGGGTTACTCTTTGCGCTTACGTTGTGAGCGGGTGAACCGTCATAGTTACACGTATTATCCTCAGCGGTTGCGTATACCTTATAGACTTCTCCAACGGTCAGACCGCTAATAATGCAAGAACCCGCTGCCGTCAACTCACCCATTTTAACGGGCGTACCGTCTTTCTCAGCGTATAGGGTCACACAATAAAAATCGGCGGGCTTTTCTTCTTCAAGCGAACCGCTCCAATATGCCACGATTGAACCATTCTGAGACGCTGCTGCAAGTCCTACAGGCTTACTAGGGGCGGTAGTGTCTCCAACGTTTAAGGCTACGCCGTTGCCACTGCCTAGAATGGTCTTAGTACCGTCTGAGTTGTCTACAGAGATAACCCCGCTTGTTCGTGTCGTTGTCTCACGGGCTGCCTGTGCAGCGTTTGCTGCCACGTTTGCCATTTGTTCAACGGGTGATTGTAGACCTACCAATTTAGTGTGTTTCATCATTTCTCCCATGGATCATAGATAGGGTCGAACGTTAAACTTATTTTATCGCTTAGATTGCCTTTCATTTCCATAAGTCTGAGACGATAAACGCCGTTTGGCATTGAGGGGTAGCCGTATAGGTCTAAGTCTACTTCTTGACCTGTCCACACCTGCGAGGGCGTGACTGAGTTGCCTGTGTCGTTTATGTAGACTTCACCCGTCAACTGAATAAGTGGGCGGCTTGCAGCGTCTAGGGTAGCTTGAGCGTGAGCGGTAACAAGTCCAGCGTTCGACCAGTCATTACTGCCTACGTGCGTTTCAATCAACGGGTAGCCCTGTGGTCTTTCTGCTAGCGTCATATCTTGAACAAGGCTGCATAGAGTACCCTCGTCTTGACCTGCTCCCGTGCCATACACACGCATTACAGGTGAACCGTGAGCGACTTTGATACCCTCTATTGTTCCCTCGCCGTTATGCCATGTTAGCGTAGGAATTGCGCCCGTCTGATTAAGATACGGGCTACCCTCTGAACCTGCATAGAATACCCATTTAACCCTATTATCTTCTAGGGCTGGTCTAAACTGCATATCGGGTCCATTCTGAACGTTGGATAGTTCAGTTAGCAGCTTTTTAAGTCCGTTATTTGCCACGTTGTAACCGTAATAGGTACGCTGTGAACTGCCTTTCTCACCTCGATATTGCCAATCAATAGGCAAGAAACCGCTAGGCTTTGCGTTGGTGGCAAGGTAGCCAATCTCACACGCTATACCTCTAAGGCTCATGTTATTGAAATAGATTGTGTCCGTGGTGGTATTGTTCCACGATTTACCAAACGTATCTTCTCGAACTAGAACACGGTTAGCGAGAAAGTCCAGCGGGCTAATTAGGCTAAACGCTGTATCTTCCCATGTGTCGGTTCGTGTTCCAATAATTCCAGCAATAACAGGTGAACCGTTCCACAATAAGACCAAACCCCTTTTATAAGGGGCTAATAGGTCGTTACGTGCCTCTTGCGTCTTAGCTGGTAAGGCTGTCCACGGGATAGTAAGACCGCTACTGTCCAGCTTGCCTACGCCTTTGTCCTTTGTAGTCGATAGTGAGCAGCTAGAAACGGTCTGTGTCCAGCTTAGACTAGGTATGTCTACGGGGGCTAGTAGCGCCCCCGTCATTGTCTCGAAAATGTATGTAGTCCACATTATGCACTTACTCCACCGTCTGAAATGATTAGGCGCTGTCCGGGGTAAGAACCCGCATAGTATGACGCTGTAAGGTTTGAGGCGGGCGCTGCACCCGAACCCCATAGACGGGCTGAAATGGTATGACTTCCTGCGTCAACCTCTAAAACGTCCTCGAAACATTGCGAGATAACCGTATCAGGGCTACAAGTAAAGCGAAAGGCTCTAATTACTGTACCGTCTAGCAGCCAATCAACATAACCACTACCCAACCAGTTATAAGTGGTAGGGTTTTTAGCTTGCACCGATACAGATATTTTAACGTTGATATTACGGTCGGTTGGCAACACGATAGACGAACTCGCAAACGTCCACGGTGTACCCGCTGTAACGTCTGTAGTTGTTTTGTTTGTTACATCTGCAATTACTCCAAGGCTTGAACCATAAGGAATGGCAAACTGCCTACTCTCTGCCTCGATTGCTCCGTTTGTTGAGGTTGAACCACCCGCTAGGCGCATACGGGCTACCTCTGTCGCATATTGAGGAACTGTAGGGGCTTTAGGTGTACCGCTAGGCGTTCCCTGCACTACGCCGATTGTTACGAGGTTATCGCTGTCACCCTTGCTTTTGTCGTGAGCCGTGATATAGACAACGTCAATTCTAGGCATTGAAGAGGTATTAGCAGCAACGGCGGG